AAACTAGGGCTTTTAAGCATACAGCTAACGGTAATTTCTTTAGGGTCGTAGAACGTGTAGGTCTTGATGACCTTACAAAAGAACGACAACTTATTAGAAGCACTCGTAAAGAATTTGAAGAAGATAATAAGTTAAAGCCCTTACTATTTGCAGGGCTTTTAGTTCAAGGGGGCGTGATTAGTTACGAGGCTAATCTGCAATCTGGAGGTATCGGAGCTAGGTACTTAGGGATTGGAAATAGTAAATCTTATAGAGAAGATACTGTAACCATATCCTTAAGATTAGTCTCGGTATCAACTGGTGAAGTACTTACAGAAACTTTAGTATCTAAAAGTATTTTATCCACAAGCATTTCTCAAGATATATTTCGTTTTATTGAAACTGGTACTGAACTAGTAGAAATAGAAGGGGGTGTTGCTGAGAATGAAAGTGTTTCTATAGCTTTACAAAAGGCAATAGAGACTGGGGTTTTAAATATAATACATATAGGAATAGATAGAGGCTATTGGGAATATGAATAAAATAATAATAATAATATTAGGCATAATGTCGTCACTTACTTTTGCCGCAGACAACGAGATTTTTGTAGAGCAGAGTGGAGCTACTGCTAATCTAGATTTAGAACAGTTGGGTTCAGCTAACTTGATAGGGGGATTACTATCTTCCGCAGGTTCAATGACTCCTTTCGATTTAGACGGTAGTACAATGACGCTTGACGTAAATCAAATAGGAGATACTAATAAATTTCTAGGTGATATATGGGCTGATAACTTTACAGGGTATTTTAATTTTGATGGTAGCAGTAATGCGTTTACTATTCAAGTAGACCCTTCTAATACATATGGAGCAGATGGTTCAAATGTAAATGTGCAAGCTACAGGTAGTAGTAATACATTTACGCTAGACCTAGCAACAGCTTCTATGTCAAGTAATACTGATTTAGATTGGATTATTAATGGTGATAGTAACACTATTAATGCTGATATAGATTATGATGGAGCAACAAACTACATGGATATTGATGGAGATTCTAACACTGTAAACTTTGATGGGCAAGGTTATGCAGGAGGGTATTTCTACCTTGACCAAACAGGTAGTAGTAGAACTTTTAACATCAATCAAATGAGTACCAATGATAATGACTGGCTTAAAATACTTAGTACTGGTTCTGGTGGTACTGTCTGTATCATTCAAAACGATGGCGGCAGTTCAGTCGGTTGCTAATATAGGCAACATAACAGAACTTAAAGGGTCGGGCAGGGTAGTAAGGGATAAAGATTATATAGCTTCTTTAGCTCTTGATATAAATAGTTATGATAATGTTCAAACTTCTAATGGAAGAATGGGCATTACTTTTTTAGATGACAGTCAGGTTAGATTGACTGAACACTCTGAACTTATCATAGATGAGTTTATATATGACCCTGACCCTTCCAAATCGAAGATGGCTCTAGAGTTTGCTAGTGGTACTGCAAGATTTATCACAGGAAAACTAGCAACTGTAGACAAACAAAATATATTTATAAAAACTCCCAGTGCTACGATAGGTATTCGTGGTACTGATTTTACTGTAACTGTAGATGAAATAGGTAGGAGTTTAGTTATATTATTACCAGACGATGACGGTCTTCCAAGTGGAGAGATTGTTGTTGCAACAGCTATGGGACAAGTGGTTCTTAACAAACCTTACCAAGCTACTACGGTTTCTATGTATGAAACCAAACCAACCAACCCTGTTATCCTTGACTTAACACTTGAGTTAATTGATAACATGTTAATAGTAAATGCACCAAGGGAAGTAAAACAAAATGAGGGACAAGATGGAACTAGTAATACTAATGTTTTGGATGTTGACTTCCTTGAGTTTGATGATTTAGAAATAGACTATTTAGCTGAAGATGATTTAGAGTTTACAGAATTAGATGTTAATTATCTTGATGTTAATTTTCTTGAAGACTTACTAGATATTATAGAAGATGTAAACGAGCTAGACCAAACAGAATCTTTACTACGAACAGATATAAACTTAAAGGGTACTCAGTTGGGCTTTGATTCTAACACACAAATAAATACTTTCTTAACAGACAATGTGCTAACTTTCTATAAAGTTTTAGAAGATACTGTGCGTTTAGACTTAGATAGGGATGGAGGGTACACAGTACTCTTAGTCCAGAATGGAAAGGGAACACAACTTGTCATTAACGGAGGAGGAAATTCTAGTATCACTATAAACCAAGGAGATTAAATGGGCTATAAAAGATTTATAAGATATAAGTATGGCTATCCTCTGTCTAGGATAGGTACTTTACTAGATATAACAGTATGAAGTGGGCATTAACTTTACTAGGTATATTAACATTACCTTTATTATTTAACTCAGAACCTTTAGAAGTACTCAGGCTTAAAACATTTGATGCTCTAGTAGAAACACCTAACGCTACTGGGCATTTTACTGTACTGAATATTACGGAACAAGACCTTGATAATTTAGGAGGCTACCCTCTACCTCGCCAAGACTTAGCTAGGATTCATAAAGATATTATGGATGCAGGAGCTTATGGTGTTGGTTGGGTCATGTTGTTTCCACATGCAGATAGAATGGGTGGGGATGATGAGTTTTCTTTAGAGCTTTCTAAGTCTGCAAGTGTCATAGCTATGCCAGAAGTAGACAACGGTCTATATCCTGCTACTCATGGGACAGTTATAAAAGGACCAGATGTTTCCTTACCACAAGCTTCTGGTTTCTTATCGAATGTCGATATACTAAAACAGTCAGCCTTTCAAGGTGCAGTCTCTGCTCCAGTAGATGTGGATAATCTTGTAAGACAGATACCTTTATTACAACAAACACCTACAGGTTGGGTAGCTTCTTTTGGTACAGAAGTTTTAAAGATACTTGGGGGTGGTAATACTTATCAGATTGTCACTAATCAGAATGGTATTGACATGATAAGAGTCAAGGGCATACCCCCAGTAGACACAGATAGTTTTGGGCGTAAGTGGATTAGTTGGGTTGACACACCACAAACAACATTAGAAGAGATGAATGTAGAAAGCACATTTGTCTTTGTAGGTTTTACTGCTAAAGGAATCTCGCCTCAACTTGCAACGCCTGTTGGGTTACTAGAACCTCACAAAATCCAAGCGGCTCTTTCAGAAAGTATGTTACTTGACAGTCCAAAAATTCCAGAGTATAGATTACTTGCAGAACTATTCATATTAATCCTCTCAGGCTTACTCACAGCCTCTCTAATCAATTATCTAGGTATCACTAAGGGGGTAGTATCGGTTGGTACTTTGATGGCAGGAACAGGCTATTTTGGATATAGTGTCATACAAAATAATATACTCATAGATGTCACTTGGTCTTTAATAAGTATGACACTTATTGCTACACTGCAATTCTATTTAAACTTTAGAACTCAATACAAACTTAGACAGCAAATCAAGAAACAGTTTGAACATTACCTTGACCCACGACAGGTTAAGCAACTGCAAGATGACCCCAGTTCGCTGAAGTTAGGAGGAGATAGACGAAGATGTACATTCCTCTTTACAGATGTCAGAGGTTTTACTAGTTTATCAGAGAGGTTAGAGCCAGAAGAGGTGACTGAAATTATGAATAAAGCTTTGACTATTCAGGCTGATGCAGTTAAAAGAAATGGTGGGATGGTAGATAAATATATAGGAGATGCAATGATGGCAATCTTCAATGCTCCAGTAAGCCTAGACGAACATGAGAATAAAGCCATCCAAACAGCGTTAGAGATACACCGAGATATGGCAGAAGCCAAGCTAGGAATAGAGATAGGTATCGGCATAAATACAGGAGAAGCGGTAATAGGTAATATGGGTAGTGATTCAAGGTTTGATTACTCTGCGATTGGTGATGCCGTTAATCTTGCGGCAAGACTTGAAAGCTCTACTAAAGAAGTAGGCGAGGATATAGTTGTTGGTGTGAATACGATAGCAGGTTCTACTACCCAAGCTAAATTGTTAGACCCTATTTATGTCAAGGGTAAAGCAGAACCTATTATCATATATACAATCTAATCATCCATCTTCCTAGCATTTAAATTAGATTCGATATAACTATGCACCTCATCTAATTTCTTTGTAGCTTCTCTGACTATTGTATTAAGTGTTGAGTATTCTTCTACACTAAAGTACTTCTTGAGTTGCGTGATGTCCGTACTTAATCTTTCAGTGACTAAGTTGCCTGTCCTATTATACAATAGTTTATATCCAAGCAACTCAGCTTCTTCTCTTTTCTTTTTCATTATTCAATCCCTGTAAAAGTTACAGAGTCTTGCCTCCCTCTTAATCCTGCTTTCATGTAAGTGGTTGCTCGTCCTTCAAAGAAGTTCTGATGCTCAACACCCATGACTTCATCTAGCCAAGTAAGTGGGTTTTCTTTCTGGTCATAGTTAGTCTTCAATCCTAATTGTAGTAACCTACGGTCAGCAATGTATCTGTTATAAGAATACATGTCTTTCTTAGTTAGTCCTTGTAAGTCTCCCATTTCAAACACTAAGTCTAAGAATTTGTCTTCAAGTTCTACCATGTCCCTACAGATTTGATATAGCTCTGCTTTGAAATCGTCTGTCCAAATCTCAATGTTCTCTTGAATAAATTCACGGAACAATTTAGTCATAGCTTCAACGTGCATAGACTCATCACGGATAGAGTAAGTAACAATCTGTCCCATACCTTTCATCTTACCAAAGCGTGGGAAGTTAAGCAAGATAGCAAAGCTACTAAATAATTGTAGCCCTTCTGTAAACGCTGAGTATACTGCTAATGTTTTAGCAATAGTTCTCTTGTCAGACTTAAGTGGTTTAAAGTTACCTACATAATCATGCTTGTCTGCCATCTCTTCATACTCTGAGAAAGCTTTGTATTCTATCTCAGGCATTCCAACTGTGTCAAGTAGTAAGCTGTATGCATCTTGGTGTATAGATTCCATGTTAGCAAACGATGACATCATCATCCTAGCTTCAGGCTTCTTGAAGATAGGCATATACTTATCTACATATCCTGCACCTACGTCTACATCAGACTGTGTAAACAATCTAAATATCTGTGTCAGTAAATGTTTTTCTTCAGGACTTACATCCTGCCAATCTTTTACATCGGTGTGCAGTGGAACTGATTCAGGCATCCAGTGCATTTGATTTTGTAGTTTGTAATACTCATACATCCAAGGGTATTCAAACGGTTTATAATAGTCTCTAGTTGTTAATAAGCTCATGGTTTCTCCTTAACCTTCACAGGCAATACATTCCACATCATCTAAACGAATGCGTGGGATTTTAGTGTTTACGTTTTCTACGTTTCGTGCCGCATTAGTTCTAAAGTAATACAGCGATTTTAGTTTGTTCATTCCATACCAGTGTACATCATTCACATACTGCATGTATTCATCATGCACTTCTTGTGGCTCAGTACTTTTAGGTAGGGTAAAGAATAGATTGACTGACTGTGCTTGACAAATAAACTGTTGTCTTTGATAAGCATGTTCAACAATCCAGATTTGATTTATCTCATTGGCAGTTTTAAATATTTCTTTCTGCTCATCTGATAAGATATCTAAGTGTTGTACCGAACCTTCATGGGCTGAGATATCTTTCCATATCTTTTCTAGCTCTGAGGCTTCAAGTCTCTTAGCTTTAAAAACCCTTTCAAGATATTTGTTTTTAACTTGATAGCTCCCTGATAAAGTTTTATGAGTATAACAGTTAGCCCTGTAAGGCTCAATAGAAGGGGAAGTGCCACTGCATATAATCCCACTACTAGCGTTAGGAGCAATAGCAAGTAGGTTAGTGTTTCGCTTGCCTGTACCGTGTATGTCAGGAGCTTCTCCCCTATCTTGAGCAAGTTCTTTAGTAGCTTGAGTGGCTCTAGATTTGATAAAGGTGAATGCTTTATGATTGAAACCAGTTGCATAAATACCTTCAAAAGGTATGTTCCTACCTTGGAGATATGCATGGAAACCCATTGCACCCAGTCCGATGCTACGTTCACGATATGCCGAATACGCAGACTTAGTAAATCCTTCCTTGCCTGTTCTAATATATTTTTGAAATCGTTTAAAGTTTGCACTGTAGTCTCCTAATTGTTCCGTGTCTACTGCGTTGTCAATATAATGTTGTAGTATATTGTCAAGCATGGTTACTAAATCGTGTATGAAGTTATCATCTTTAGACCAAGCATCAAAGTGTTCAAGGTTTACAGATGAAAGACAACACACTGCTGTTCGTTCTTCGTTTGTAGGTAAAGTAATTTCAGAACACAGGTTGCTCTGTTGTATTTTTAGTCCTAAATCTTTTTGCATTTTAGGCAGGTGTTCATTACAAGTATCAATGTTTATCATGTAAGGTTCGCCTGTCTCTGCTCTGGCATGTATAATCTGCCACCATAAATCTCTAGCGTTTACTATCTTAACAGCCGTGTTAGATTTAGGGTCAATCAATCTCCAGTCTTCATCATTCTCAACAGCTTTTAAGAAAGCATTAGTAATGTTAATACCATTATGAAGATTAAGATTTTTCCTATTGATATCACCACCTGACTCTTTTCGCATGTTAATAAACTCTTCAATCTCTGGGTGACTAATGTCCATGTATGCCGCATAACTTCCTCGTCTTGTAGTGCCTTGATTAAAGGCTAACATTTGTGAGTCTACAACGTGGAGGAAAGGAATGCTTCCAGTAGAACGAGAGCCATGAGAAGTTGAAACACCATTGCTCCTAATATCGCCCCAATATCCACCGATGCCTCCACCACTACTTGCGAGCCATACGTTCTCATCATAGTGAGCAGATAAACCACCCCTGCTGTCAGGAACATAATTGAGAAAACAACTGATAGGAAGCCCACGGCTCGTACCTCCGTTACTAAGTATAGGAGTGCTGAACATGAACCAACGAGAGGAAGCGTAGTTATAAAGCCTTTGAGCCAATTCAAAATCTGTGTCCCCTTTGTAGGTTGCTCCGTAGACGGAGGCTCTTGCGAATGCTTCTTGTGCATGTGTTTCTTTCTCCCAAAAGTATCTATCCTTTAATGTGTCAAGACTAAACTTGTCAAATGTATTTTCTTTATCATAATCTATTTCAATTCCTAGATAAGGTTTCTTACCTAACTTATCATCTACCATTGTCTGTGTCCTTATCAGTTGAATTCCGTTGTACATACAAAGCTATTATAGCATAGTGTATAATCTTATGCAAGTCCATTTCAGACTTACCATTCTTTTTTCCATACCTCATTGCATACTTCATAATGTTACCCATACAAAAACCTTCTCCATGTCCTGCATCTAGTATCATATCAGTCGCTTGGTACTTACCGTTAGCATAGTGTTGGTCATATGTTTGATTTACATATAGTATTATATCCTTTATAATATCATCTTCTTTAAATTTATAGTTCATTGTTTTTCCATTCATGCGGTAAACTTTCTTCGTTATACCATTTAAAATTATTAGTATCAGCCCACTCAGCATGGGTACGTTTAGTACCATCCTTTCTTTTCTTTGCGGCTGGCATTGGAGCAAAAGGTTTTTGAAATAAGAATACTAACTCATAACCTTTTGGTAAAGCCTCCCTTATATGGATGTACTTACTATACTCTGCAAAATCCCAGAACCTTCCCTTTGCTTCAAGTAAGATTGTCTTACCTTTTATTTTCTTAACAAAGTCAGGCTCATACTTATGCTTAATTATATAGTCAATGTTATCCCAGTGATGCTTCCACTTTTTTAATATAGTGTCGTGCAGTGTGGCTTCCCAGATACTATCATATCCTTTTGGGACATTAACTTTTTTAGGGCGAGGCTTTCTCGGTACTCTTCTAGACATCAGTAATAGAGGAGTCGTAGTTCTTAACTAGCTTCCAGTACTGAAGGATAGAGTTGAACATGTTAAGGTGTCGAGAGTGTGTCTCATCATCCCACTTATAACAAGCAATCAAACCTGTGTCTTTCCTATCTACAAAGATAGAAACTCTCTGCGGATTATCAAACCCACAACCTTGGGCATAAGCAGACAACTGCATACCGTGTTCATCGTATACTAATTTAGCAGGGTCTTTACCTTCTAAGTTATCCTTTGTTTTAAAGTCAACAAAGATACCAGACTTAGAATATAAATCTATCTTACCACCGTACCCTGTGTTAGCACAGAAAGAATCCTCTGCTATCCACTCTTCATCAGGGTAGTGTTCGTTGAGCCACTCCATAATAATTTCATAAGGCTTACTAGTAGCATTACCTAAGAAACCATTCTCAATAAGAGCATGAATACGAGTACCTTCTTCGGCGGCTTTCTTACCAATCTTCTTAGAGTCTTCTTTACAACGATAAACAAAAGCCTCAAACGATTCGTCTTCGTTACGTTCTAAAGTAAGTGCCGAGTTTAAAGCCTGATTAATCTTCCAGTTTTCTAGGGAAGGTTTGGCTATCATACCTAAGATGGTAGTAACAGAAGGAACTAACTTAAGTTTTTTAGCATCTCTAAGATTTGTATTACGTTCTTTACCGTTAGCACCTATGATGGTATACATCGGCTCTCCGTCCTGTGCATACCAATGTCCAGACTCAGAGGTGAATTTATTATAGTTGTCTATTTTAGTTTTGTCAATAGTTTCTTTATTTTTCTTTGTCATTTTCTGCTTCCTTGAATGCTTTAATTACATCCGATGAGAATAATTTTTGGAGGTTTACTAAGAACATCTTGCTTGCCTTATGGTCTCCACCTGCTACAGTCTTGAATGTGTCTAGCTTATCTACAATTGTTTTAAGAACATCTGTCTTGAACACTAGAGTACAGAACTCGTTGTCTCCCACACATAAATTATGAAACCAGTAGTCTGCTTCGGTAGCCTTGATACCTGACGGCTTACCCCAAGATTCATATTCAATACAAATGTTACCTGTCTTTTGCCACATGTCTTTCTCAGACTTTACTTCTATCTTCTTATTAGTTAGCATCTCTGCTATCTTCTCTTCTCTGACTGTGCCATAAGCCAAATCTATATCAAACTTCTTTCTGTTTTCTTTAGTGGGTTTCATACCAATTCTCTCCTATATTGTATTCTCCTGTCAAAGGACAACGCATGTTATAATATTTACTTGCTTCTTCTATTGCTTCAACACCAAACACACCAACGCATTCGGCTTGTGATTCTTTTACTTCTATCTGCCACTCATCATGTATGTTAGCTACAAACCTAGCATCGAGAGCATTGAGGCTCATCTTCTCTTGTAGGATTGTCATAGCTTTCTTCATAACAATTGCACCACCACCTTGTAGTAAGGTATTCAATGCGGCATGTTGACTACGAACATATATCTTTCTGCCATCAAGACCTTTCAAGAAACCACGTTCAGATGCTTTCTGTACTCTGTCCTTTAGTATCTTGAGTGATGGTAAGTTTTTAAGGAAGGTAGCCTTGAGTTTCTTACCTTGCTTTGCACCACCACCAGATATAGAACCTATCTTGGCATCACCTGCCCCATACAAAAATGCATAGATGAATGTCTTCGATTCATTACGAGTCTTAAGTCCTGCTAACTCTTGATTCCTGCTGTGTATATCTCCATGTATAACCTCGTCAATATACTCTTGGTCATTCATGTAATGAGCTAACACTCTCAACTCTAATCCACTTGCATCTATACCTACTAACTTATAACCATCAGGTACTGTCCAACATGAACGACACTCTTTACCATAAGGGCTACCAGAGTTTGGAATCTGTGCCATGTTAGGACTACGGTGTGTCATTCTAGAAGTGATTGTACCATTGGGATTAACATACCCATGTACTCTATCACCTTTGAGTTCATCTATCCAAGATGTAACCTGTGCTATACGCTTCTGATAAAGCAGGTAGTCTGCAATAAGTTTAGCTTCTCGTATGTGTTCAATCTTTTTGAGTGTACCCTCATCAACAATGGGCTGACCTGTCGGAGTAAATCTTTCAGGCTTCCACCCAAAGTCAATGAGGTATTCTCCTATTTGCTTACGACTACCTAAGTTAAACTCAACTAACTTCTGTCTCATGAACGGTTCTACATTCTGTGTCTTGATACAGTTGTCATACTCTTCATCTGTGAGTCCACGCTTTGATAGCTGTCCATCTTTCCTGATGTAAGGTGTTACTATTTTCTCATCCATCATCTTAGGTTTGAATGTGTTATGTACTTCTTCTTCTACTTCAAACTGTTTGTCCTTGAGTTCTGCAAGCAACTCCATAGCTTTCTTAGTATCAAAGAAGAAACCATTCTTCTCTTGCTGTCGCATAATCTTAGCGACCTTGTGCTCAAGACTGATTGAGTCTTCGCTAAACATCTTACCTTCTTTGAGTAAGTAATTGTATACAACTTCATTTAGCTTTACGTCTTGAACACAGTAGTCCAACATAGCAGGTGTATACTCATCAAAGGTTTCAGGTTGTTCTTGTTTAGCCATGCCAACACGCCACCCCCAAGTCTTCAAGCTATGTCCATTCTCACGAACAGGGTTAAATAATCTTGACATAACTAATGTATCTTCTAACTGTTGTGT